CTATCGCGTTACCCTTTTTAACTGCCGCTCCGCCCATGCCTCTTCAATGTCAAACCGAACCACCAACGTATCGTAAAAGCGTTTCACTGATTTTTTCCACGTATCAAGCGTGATAGCACTCGTCACTTTGCATATGGCATTAAATGCCTCCGTTGATGGCAGTCTTTCATAGCCCCGACCACCACAACGCTGGCAGTTCCTGATTACAGGCATACCCTGTTTTTCCGACTCTTTACGATGAATGGCAACACCACGCCCACGGCAGTCTTTACAGGCAGTGGAAATCTCCCCCTTCCCTTTACATTCAGGACAGGAAACTTTCACCACCTCCCGGATTTTTTTCCATTCTTCCCAGTAAGACGGATACACACCCTTCGTACACTTTGCCCATACTGGCGGCTTGCCATCCGGATACTGAACCTTGTTTGTAAAAACTTCGCTTTCAATAAATTTTTCCCCATGGCAACAAGGGCACTGCTTTTTACTCGCTGCGCTGCGGGCATAATCCTCAAAAGCATACGAAGCCATAATGCGCATCACTGCCGGTTTTATTTCTGCCGGAAGTTTTCTTAACGCCGCCACGCGATCGCACTGACTTAATGCATAATCTGCCAATAATTCTGTTGCCCGCGCCCTGTCATTCATACTAATGCCCATTTTCCCCAGGAACGCAGAAAATCCCATCTCAGCCCGGTTTTGTGTCATACCCTGCGCAGCCATCACATCAGTGATACTCAGCGCATCTTTTGACGTCGAGACGGATGCATCAGTCAGGCCAGGCGATTTTGGGGAGTAGTATTTCGGTAAATCTTCCAGCTTCATTTGTTGGCCTGCCCGTCATGCATTATTTCGTAAATCTTCACGCCCAGCCGCCCACCAGAAACGAGCTGACCGCGCACAATATTGATTTCATCAAACTGCTCGTCGTCTATAAGTAGTCCGGCATGCGTAAGCGCATCCAGTGGTGCCTTCAGGATATTGTCCAGGTCGCGGCGGCGCTTATCCGGTGGCTCTGCAATAATCTTTATCGCCAGCCTTCCGGACAGGTTTAATTTCAGCCGCTGCTGGCGAACAATAAGTGCCACATCCCGGCGATAACGCTCACCGGCTTTTGACACAAAATATGTGCTGCCACGACGTCGCCAGTAGGTGTTCACCGTCGGCGGGTAAGGCAAAACAAATTCTATGCGTTCAGTCATTCATGCTTTCCACTTCAGGACACCCGAATTTCTCGCGTGCATTAAAAAACGAATCAGCAACAACAGCTGGCTGCCGTGTTTTTCTTCAAAATCTTTTACCCCGGCGTGCAGTTCGTTATGACATTTACGGCACAGCGGAATAACAAACAAATCATCAGCCTTTGTTCCCATCCCTCCCAGTCCATGACCAATGATGTGATGCGGATCATCTGCCTGATTACCGCACGTCATGCATTTCTGCGTTTTTACCCAGCGCGTGTATACAGGCATCTCTTCCCGTTGTGGTTTCTGGCGCTGGAGATACTGAGCCGGTGACTCCGGATCAACGGCAATGCTGACCACCGTCTTTTCCTGTGGTGGATTCTGTTGCTGGTGGGCGTGAGGCAACGGAGCAATATTTTTTGTGCGCTGCTTCAGTATGCTGGTGGCGGTCTGCTCTCCCGGTACGATGTCGCTTTCACGGTACATTGAGCGGATTTTTTCCGCACGCAACCCCAGCGAACGACGTAATACCGCTTCCGGTAGCGCGTCCGCCACCTGATTGCGGACCGCCCACCAGGATAATTCAGCCAGCGATAATTCCCGTTCCTGCGAGCCATTCATTGCATGGCGTATGACGTCAATCATCCATGCAGACAGGTTTTGGTGAGCAAGTTGCCCGAGTGATTCGGAGGTCTGGTCGCGCAGCTGGTTGTCGCAGTGCCAGCACAACACCATTGCGCCGGTACCATAACGATGTATGACGGTTTCACTGTGATGGTAGTCACCATGAGGCCACTGGCAGGATTTGACATGACGCAGGAGCCAGTCAGACAGTGCGCCAGCGCCACCAGCAGCACGAATCACTCGTTCGTCGCTGAAAAATGGCAGTAATGATTTATCCTCCGCCAGCGGCTGGCGAACGGCAGGAACGACCCCGGACGGCAGATTACGCATGCTTTTCGGTTCCGGCTCCACCAGTACCCGGGTATTGTGGAATACCGGCATGGATTCACGGCCCGGCTTAACGATCACCAGCCCGAGTTCCGGTACCAGAACAGGTCGAAGTAATACCCGCACGTTACCTCCAGATGCGTTGCTGGAATGTGCGGGACGGACGCGGTGGGCGTTCGGAGTAAGGCAGCCTGACGGAGATTATCCAGTGACGGTAGTCGAGGCTAAGGGCTTTTTTAACCTCGCATCCGCGCCTGCGGTAACACTGAATGAGCCATTCGGCCTGTTCTTCAGTGCATGGGGGATGCTGGTACCAGTCTGACTTAAATGCGTGAGAATACCGCTCGTGCGTGTGGGCAAGAACGGTCGAATTATCATGTTTGTAATATTTTGCGTTGCGTGCCATCGGTTTTCTCCGGTGGCACGGTGTTACTCAGCGGGAGTTCAGCCCCGCGCAAGATTGTAGATGAGTTTATTCTTCTGAAAAAGCAGAAAAGCCAGCTTTTATTCCGATCTCTTTCAATACCTGTAATGAAGTGACAAACTCACCGTCGCGCAAGATAAATCCGTCCGTCACTCGGGCATCCACAAAATTAATTAACGCAGCCCCATTTTTTTGCAAACACACAATGCGGTAATGACTAACAATATTTCCATTTTCAACGCACACAGCATAGAGGCCATCTTCACAAAAAATTTTACGCAGTTCTTCGATGTTCATCATCAGAATCCTTCCGGATAATTAGCTCTCCCCTTTAAGGGACCATCCCTCTTATCCCTGCGCGCTACTTAAGTATTTTTGATTCTATTCCGGCACCGTCCAGAACTTCAAATGCGTTGAAAATAAAAACAAAAACCCGCCGAAGCGGGTTAAGTGCGGGTGCGTTGAGAATGCCTGCCACATCAGAGGTGGCGAGGGATTTCTCCCTCGCCGGGTCTCTTACTCCTCAGGTTCGTAAGCTGTGAAGACAGCGACCTCCGTCTGGCCGGTTCGGATTCGTACCTCGCAGAGGTCTTTCCTCGTTACCAGTGCCGTCACTATGACGGTTAAACAGATGACGATCAGGGCGATTAACATCGCCTTTTGCTGCTTCATAGCCTGCTTCTCCTTGACCTTTCGGTCCGTAAGAGGCTAACCTACGTGTGTAGAGCATAGATATGGCCTCAGATTAATGTTAAGCGTCTTGCCGGACGCGTAATGTTAACTGGGGCTTTTCTCTATCTGCCTTTTGGTGTTCATGCCTGAGACAGATAGCCTCAAGCACCCGCAGCAATTCTACTTAACTCTCCTTTTCCCGCAAACCGTTTTTACCCGATATGGGAATTCCCATATCGTAATGAATTCAGTTCCCTAGTCGATCCATCAAAAACACAACCAGGCAGTAAACGCCCACAACAGCAACAACAGCCAGCGCACCTTCCATTGCCAGTGATATATCATCCGACATATTCCCTCCTTTGGTGTTAATCCCGGCGAACGTTTTTACCCCCACCGACAAATAACATATACTAAAAAAGCGATAGCCATAGCAACGCCTGTAATTGCAAATGCTTCAGGCCAGTTCATTGGCGCACCTCCTGCGGCGGTTCTGGTAGCGGCATCCAGTGTGACGGTTTCCACGACGCACCAGGAATTATCCACCCATCATTAGCGTCAGGATGACCCGGGATGTAAGTCGCCCATTTCATTCGCCAGTCACCTTTCCTGTCAAACTCCACGGCAACAAGAACGGCTGTTTTGGTATCCGGCATTCGCTCACTACAGCTTATCCAACTATCCGGAGTTACCGGATAGTTGCCCGATAGTGCATTCTGCTCCAGTGATGCTTTTACAAACCACGCTGCCTGAACTATAACGCCATGAATCCAGCGCAAATCAGCATCGCGATCTTTCTTTTTCATCTTTTCGCCACTTAAGGCCTTGCTTATGTGGCTGCGTACCAGGTCTTCATGTAATTCCTTCGCCTCCTCAATGGTGAAACCACCAGGCAGAAGAGCCGGAGTTACCGGAGAGCTGGTTGACGCTTCCGGGATTTTCCGAAAATTATTGGTTGACGAATCTTTATTTTCCCGAAAGTTTCCGGACTGAAGCATGGCTTCGCGGCAATCGTTCCAGCCTGTAGCGTATGCAGCCGCTTTGCTGCTGCCTTCAACTGGCGCATCCTGCCAATACATTTCTTCCGGCACTATCGGCGCTGGAGGGGCGGCAAATAGATATCCGCCAAAGTCAGGAAGCTCTCTAATGGCCTGTACGAATTTTTGTTTGCCTACGTCAACCCCTAATGGGTAATGAGCTATAATCTTTGCCACCGGCTCTGCTTCCAGCGATGCCAGCGCAATCCGTGCCAGTTCCATTTGTTCACCACGGGTAAGCCCGTTTTCAACCGGATTTTTAATGAACAATTCAATACGTTCTTTGGTAATAGTGGTCATGTGTTACTCCTTAACCCGCAGTGCTTTCAACTGATGAGGGGAACAAAATCTTTTCATCAAACCCTGCATTCATATCATGAACAGCAACACACCAATCCATCGACGAACGATTATCAAGAGCCTCCATGATTTCATCCATGCGGCGTAGGTCATACAGGTAAATGCTTTTATCGCCAATGGTGTAAAAGCCAATTTTTTTCGGTGATGGACAGCGATCAAGAACTTCCTGTAATTCGTTTAACCATGCCCGTTCTTTTTTTGTCAAAGTTGCCATATCAGTTTTCCTTATACGGATTAATTTTATTGTGCAGTGTGTTGAACGACGCCCATACAACGTCGGTATACAATTCAGTAACTGGCTCAATTATTTTCCCGATTGCCCAGACAAAAATTAGAGGGGATATCGGTATCATCAATACGATAAACAGAATGAGAAACAAAAATTCTGTCGCCCTACTTTTTTGCGGATATTCTTTTCTGAATAATGTAGTCATTTCTTACCGCCCTTTCGGGCGGCCTCCCGACATTAATCGTTGTGGTAACTCATGGCTTCATTTGCAGCATCAACCGGATCAACCTCCCACCAGCAATAATTTGGTGCGTTTCCTTCAGGTGTCCACGGTTCTAATTCATTTTTTGCCACATTCTCATCGCCAGTAATTTTAAAAATCTGCTCAGAGAATTTTCTTGCCCACTCGTTATATTTTTCCGCATTAATGGCTTTCTGTGTATTTAACATAAATATACCTCCAGTTAAGGATTAAATTTTATTTACAGTGCTGAACTTAATTATTCAGATTTGGATTATGCTTTCTCTTCACGAAGTTCCGATTGTTAATTTGGCTCACAACAGCACCTTCTGAAAATTACCCTGATAGAAAGCCAGTACACGCTGCATAGCTTCGCTCTTCCGGCACTCGCTACAGATTATGTTCAGACGCCTGTCGTAGCGGCGTATTTCTCCGTCTGGTAATGACCAGATAAGATCCGGATCAACCACAGATGGTTTCTTCACCTTTGCCCTAGATAGTTTTTTGCGGGCATTTTGCCAGTCCTTACGAGCCTGTTCAGACGGGAATAACCCGTAACCAGAGTTGTATACATCGCCACTGGCAACCAGCTCTCTGGCGAGAACGCTCATCAGATATCTTGTCGCACCTGTCTTGGCTTCCAGTTGCCGTAACATCTCGCGCCCACTCCGGCGTACTAGTTCAACAACCTGCCCTTTAATTTTTTCCCGCTCTTCTTGTGTAAATACTTTTGCCATAAGCGCCTCCGGCAATCACTTTTCCGATACAACACGGCGGGAAGAATCAGTAATCTGTCGAACAATATCCCGGTGCTTGTTCAGCTCCCGCAGCGCGGCGCAGACTCGCTCCCACTTCTGAACATCACTTTTCGCCCTGCGCAGCGCCAGGTTTGCCCTGCGCAGGGACGGAAAAATCAGCTCATCTGCTTGCGTTTCGGTAAACGATGGCAACGACTGCACAATGTCCGCCACAGTTTCTGTTTTAATATCTTCCTGTGTTGCAGCTTCCTGTACTGGTAACGCAACACCGGCTGGCTGAGGAAAGGCTTTACCATCAGTTTCCGCTACCGATGCAGCTTTCGGCTCTGCTGGTAAATTATCGCCCGGCATGCAGTAACGAAATTTACCGTTCTGATTAACGCGAATCAGACGACCTTTACTGATTGCCATTGCCAGCGTTGAAGCCACTTTGCGTGATGTGATGCCGAAAAACGTAGCCAGTTCATCCGCCGTTTGTGGGCCACGTTGTTCAATCGTCGCAGTTAAATCGCTCTCCGAAATTTTAGCGACTGTTGCCGTGGTGGTTTCTTCCGACAGTTCTGCCGACGCTGGCTGTTCCCGCTGAACGTTGTTATAAGCCACACGCCAGGTGTACGCGCTTTTATCAACGAAACCAGCCTTTTTCAGTTCCCATAGTTCGTTCAGCACTTCTTCACGACTGATATCAAGTCGCGCAGCCAGTTCTACCGACGTGGCTTTTCCCATCGCTTTCAGTGCGTCAAAAACAGTCTCCATAAATTTCCTCCCGGTAAAAATTACTTCTCAACTCAAACAAACCCAGCCGCTTTCCGGCGTTCATATTCCTGTTTCAGCAACTCAATTGGCGTTGGCCCCGACGGGCGTTTGGGTGCCGCCAGTTGTCGCCGGACTGGCGGAACGCTCAGGCCGTTACTAACATGCTTTGCCCATTTCGCCAGCTGCCGTTCTGCAAGCCGTTTTAATTCCCCTTCGGTCATCTGGCGCTCAATCCCCTTTGAACGCATCTCGAGGCAAATGTGATACAGCACAGGCTGAGACCACGGGTACTTATCACTTCCGTCATATCGCCAGGACTCATTGCGCCAGCGGCGGTACTCCTCCATCACAGCATCCACCGTCAGACCGAATGGATTGGCTCCGCTTTCCGAAATCAGTGCCACAAACTCAGCCAGGTCCGGAGGCCATGTTTCACCCGCCCGGCAGCGGTCCATGCACTGGCGGCAGACCTGTCGGATTTGCTGCTCAGTCATCGCGCCAATCTGTGCAATCCAGAGCTTCGAAGGTGCGGCCCCGTTCTTCTGGGTCCAGCGGTTCGAATAAACCTCCCCCATGAGTTCCCACAGCTTCCAGACCGTTTCCGTCGCTGATAAATCCGTTTTCACGTTCCCACTGCTCACGTGCTGCCCGAATTTCCTGAACTGCCCGTGATGCGGTGCCACCTGGTGCTGCTGCATGGTTTACCCCCTTGCTGACTGGTTTAACCTGCGCCCTGACGTGATTTACGTGACGGGCGAATTTCTGCTCCCACTGAATCTGCGTAAACACTTTCCCCTCCGCTGCCCAGTAGTCCCGGAAGGCGGCAAGTTCAGCAGGTGTAAATTCTGTCTCCGGCAAAGCCATCCCCCACAACGCAGCCCGTCGTCGAAAATCCCGTGACGGATACCAGCTATCGGTCATCGGAAATTTTCCGATGGGTTCGCTCAGGCCATACAGGAATACAAGGGGTGCTGCCTGTAACGACAAAACTTCCTGCTCACTGGTCGGAGCACTCTCGCGTGCGTTATGTGTGGGGTTTAGATCTTTGGGTTCCTTTGGGTTCCGTGATCCGTTTTTGGGTGTCTTTGATGGAAAATTTGGGTGTCTTTGGTTATTTTCCATGCAGCTAAGAGTTCCGTTTTTGGGTCTGTTTTGTGCTGAAACATAACCATTTTCGGTACTGTTTTTATTAACAGCGCCAATTTTACCCACCTTTAAAGACTCCCGTTTTTGGGTGTATTCAGGCTCGGCAACACTTTCTTCTACACCGATAAGTCGGTACACCACAATTTGCTTTGTTCTGCCTTTTCTCTCACCGGTATCAACAATTAACCCAATCTCCATCAGGTGTCGTAAGCTGTCCTGCACAGTCTTTTTGTTTAGTTCCGTTACTTCTGCCAGTGCAGATACAGACGGGTATGCACACAAATCGGCACCGCACATATCAGCAAGCCAGGTCAATACAGACTTACTGGATGAACTGCCGGTTTTCACCTTTTTAGCCCATCGTAGTGCATCGATACTCATACGAACCCCTGGCAGACATTTGTTTATCTGCAAAGTAATATTGATATTGCTGACGATACGCATGCTTGAAAGCAATAGCTTTTTCTATAAGCTCGTCAGTCTCACGTTCCACAACAGCTGGATCCGCAAAAAGCAGCCCGGACTCCACCACATCGCCATATTCTTTGTTTAATCCGGCGATCATGTACGTAATGCTTTTTCCATCACTGATCTCACGATACAACCTGAAATCACTAATTCGGATAGCCTCCATAATTGCCGGAATCAGCGCCGTGAATTTTTTCCGCTTATCCCTGGTGTCGATAGCTTTCCAGCGTTCGAATATCTTCACCCGGTTAACGCCCAGCGCCCGTTGATCAACCTCGCCATCATTAAACGTGACGCGTTGAACATCGATGTTCGGGCGTTCTTTCAGAGCCCAGAATGCTTCCGTGATTAATATCGTCGCCTGCTCCTGTGTCATTCCTGGTCGGCACACCCAGGCATCCAGAGCCTCACAAACCTGTTCAGGGGTGATTTTCATTGTTCAACCGCCCCGCCCGCTTTGCCTTACGATATTCGTCATAAACTTTGGGGTCGTACTGAAGTTCCCCGCCGGATGCCTCTTGCAGGCGCATCGCGCGACCTTCAGGAACCAGCTCCCCCCATTGAGAAACAGCAGATGGATCAACACCAGCAGCTTTCGCTACTTTGGCTTTCGTCCCATAAAAATTAATTACGTCTGATTTAAACATCACCCCTCCAAAATTGAGTTTTCTCAATAGTAATCACTCAAGGAATCTCAAGTCAAGGGTTATTAAGATATCTAAATATGAACGAGAAAACTTTAGGTCAACGAATTAGAGAAAGACGCAAACAGGTTGGTTTAAGTCAAAACGATTTAAGCAAAGCCGCTGGCGTATCTGGCTCATCAATTTCACTATGGGAAAGCGACCATACAGCCCCGCGTGGGCAAAATTTGCATCGCCTGGCTGAGGTATTGCAATGTTCACCAACTTGGATACTGTTTGGTGACGAGGATAAAACACCAGATCCACCAGTTGCACTCAACAGCGCCTTAGACTTATCGGAAGATGAGTTGGAGATGTTGCGATTGTATCGCGCACTTCCAAAATCAGAGCAGCAAGCACAAATCAGCGAACTCCGTGCCCGCGTTGAGAATTTTAATCGCCTATTCACCGAGCTACTAGAAGCTCGCAAACGTAACAAACATCAGTAACCCCCCTTCACAAATTTTAAAGCCTTACATTTCAATGTATTGGCTTTATTTTGCATTAAATATTGAGTTTTCTCATTAAAAACGCTTGACCAACCTTCATGAGAAAACTAAATTACCACCCATCAAGACACCGCACGGTGTTCTCAGCAAACAGTTCCGCTACCCTGGCGTTAAGGGGAAATGAGGTCAGCATGGATACTATCGATCTTGGCAACAACGAATCTCTGGTGTACGGCGTGTTTCCCAACCAGGACGGCACGTTTACCGCGATGGCGTATACCAGAAGCAAAACGTTTAAAACTGAAGCTGGCGCGCGTCGCTGGTTAACCAGAAACACTGACTGATGAGGTTGACGATGGAATTTAAAGATTTACCAGTACCATTCCAGGAAATGGCATCGAATGTGGTTCGCTCTCAACTGGCGACTCTTGACCTGAGTACCGTAGAAAAAGAAACCATCGATACTATATCCGGTAACGTGCGTCGTGCCTTTATAGGTCTGTATGAAGAGAAGCGCCTATTCGGCGGACAGAATTCGCCTGAAAACAAGAATCAAGCAAATGATGAGAAGCTGAAACACATTATCGCCTTACTTTTGGAAGACGCAAAACGTCTACAGCAACTGGAACCAAATGCAGGCACAGAGGCCCGCATTTGGATTGCCATGAAATCACTCAAATGTGAAAGCAGTGATTATTTCAAAACAACAATTAAAACTACTCAACTTTCGGGAGAGCTACTGAAGAAATTGCCATAAGAGCATGGTCTTTCTCTTGTTCTGCAAGATGAGCATTAATACCTGGTATGGTTTTTTCAAATTTATCTATCTGTTGAATAACAACTTCGCGGTATACGTTTGTTTTTGTACCACCAAGCGCAGCCGTTAATGCAGAAAGCATATTTAGTATCATATCAGTGCGATATGAAAGAATCCTGATAGCTTCATCTTGTTTTTCAATAATAGATTGCAGGGCCTCAATTTGCTTTTTATCCATTTCACCCTCCTGAGGGTTGGTAATTAAGGAGTTCTCCACGGGTCAGGTGGAGTGCGTGCGCCGGACACGGGTGAACATCCGGCACTGACAGTTTACTGAAAGGATATGTCCCTGAAAAGTCAGGGCATAACGCGAAAGCGCACGGCGAAATTGGTCTCTCTGTACGGTGTCGTTAAATTTAGTTCGACCGTGCGCTTCCGGTTGTGGCACTCCGCGAAATGGCGCGGCGGTAAGTATGGCGGGGTTATTCCTTCCCCGTTGAGGACACCGGGTTGTCAGGTTGACCATACGCTTAAGCGACAACCCCGCTGCAACGCCCTCTGTTATCAATTTTCTGGTGACGTTTGGCGGTATCAGTTTTACTCCGTGACTGCTCTGCCGCCCTTTTTAAAGTGAATTTTGTGATGCGGTGAATGCGGCTCAGCGCACGCGGAACAGTTAAAACCAAAAACAGTGTTATGGGTGGATTCTCTGTATCCGGCGTTAATTGTTAACTGGTTAACGTCACCTGGAGGCACCAGGCACCGCATCACAAAATTCATTGTTGAGGACGCGATAATGGAAACGTTATTACCAAACGTTAATACGTCTGAAGGTTGTTTTGAAATTGGTGTCACTATCAGTAACCCTGTATTTACTGAAGATGCCATTAACAAGAGAAAACACGAACGGGAGTTATTAAATAAAATATGCATTCTTTCAATGCTGGCCCGTTTACGTCCGATACAAAAAGGATGTGCACAATGAATACAGCATTTGCACTTGTTCTGACAGTTTTTCTTGTTTCCGGAGAGCCAGTTGATATTGCAGTCAGTGTTCACAGGACAATGCAGGAGTGTGTGACTGCAGCAACCGAACAGAAAATTCCCGGTAACTGTTACCCGGTCGATAAAGTTATTCACCAGGATAATAACGAAATCCCGGCAGGTCTTTAAAACAGTTCCGTAATAAATATCCGGTTTCATTCTTATATGCCAGCAATGGCAGGGATTTGTTCACCCTTAAATCTGTAATGAGGTAAAACAAAATGAGTAAAGTCTTTATTTGCGCCGCCATTCCGGACGAACAGGCAATAAAGGAAGAAGGTGCAATTGCTGTAGCCACTGCCATTGAAGCCGGTGACGAACGCCGCGCCCGTGCCAAATTTACCTGGCAATTCCTGGAGCAATATCCGGCTGCTCAGGACTGCGCTTATAAATTTCTTGTTTGCGAGGATAAACCCGGTATACCCCGCCCTGCCCTCGATTCCTGGGATGCTGAATATATGCAGGAAAACCGCTGGGATGAGGACTCTGCTTCCTTTGTCCCGGTTGAGACTGAATCAGATCCGATGAACGTCACTTTTGACAAGCTGGCCCCTGAAGTACAGAACGCTGTCATGGTTAAGTTCGACACATGTGAAAACATCACCGTTGATATGGTGATTAGCGCGCAGGAACTGTTGCAGGAAGACATGGCAACATTCGACGGACATATCGTTGAAGCGTTGATGAAAATGCCAGAAGTTAACGCCATGTATCCGGAGCTTAAGCTGCATGCCATCGGGTGGGTTAAGCATAAATGTAAGCCTGGTGCCAAATGGCCCGAAATTCAGGCAGAGATGCGCATCTGGAAAAAACGTCGCGAAGGTGAACGCAAGGAAGCCGGAAAATACACGTCTGTTGTTGATCTCGCCCGCGCCAGAGCCAATCAACAGCACACTGAAAATTCAACAGGAAAAATCAACCCGGTCATTGCTGCCATTCATCGCGAATACAAGCAGACATGGAAAACACTGGATGACGAACTGGCCTACGCTCTCTGGCCTGGTGATGTGGATGCCGGAAACATTGACGGCAGCATCCATCGCTGGGCAAAAAATGAAGTTATCGACAACGACCGCGAAGACTGGAAGCGTATCTCGGCATCAATGCGCAAACAGCCTGATGCCCTTCGCTACGACCGCCAGACTATTTTTGGCCTTGTCCGTGAACGTCCGATCGACATTCACAAAGACCCTGTGGCACTGAACAAATACATTACTGAATACCTGACTACAAAGGGCGTGTTTGAAGATGAAGGAACAAATCAGGGCGCAACTGATACTCTCTCGTCGCCAGTACCAGAAACTGATGCAGTGGAAACGGCAATTCCGGACAACGAAAAAACCGAATGCAAAGTGGAAGTCGAACCATCTGTAGAACGTGAGGGGCCGTTCTACTTCCTCTTCACCGACAAGGATGGCGAAAAATACGGTCGCGCAAACAAACTTTCTGGTCTGGATAAGGCGCTGTCTGCTGGGGCTACTGAAATCACGAAAGAAGAATATTTCGCCCGCAAAAACGGTACATACTCAGGTTCACAACAAAATACTGGTGCATCTGACACGACCGCACAACCAGGGTCAGTAAAAGTTACCGCTGACGAAGTAAACAAAATTATGCAGGCAGCCAATATCAGCCAGCCTGACGCCGATGAACTGCTTGCAGTATCACGTGGTGAATTTGTTGAAGGGATTAGCGATCCGAATGATCCGAAATGGGTGAAGGGGATTGAAACCCGCGATTCTGTGAACCAGAACCAGCAAGAAACGGAACAGAGCGGCCAGAAAGCGGAACAAAACAGCCCAAATGCGTTACAAAACGAGCCAGAAACGAAACAGCCTGAACCAGTAGTGCAACAGGAACCGGAAAAGATCTGCACCGCCTGCGGTCAGACCGGCGGCGGCAACTGCCCTGATTGTGGCGCGGTGATGGGCGACGCAACATACCAGGAAACATTCAATGAAGAGTATCAGGTTGAAGTTCAGGAAGATGATCCGGAGGAAATGGAAGGCGCTGAACATCCAAACAAGAAGAACACTGGCGGCAATCAGCATCACAATAGCGATAATGAAACTGGCGAGACGGCAGATCACTCAATTAAGGTGAACGGTCATCACGAAATCACATCCGCCAGTAGGACGTGTGACCATCTAATGATCGACCTTGAAACCATGGGAAAAAATCCTGATGCCCCGATTATCTCAATAGGTGCAATATTTTTCGATCCGCAAACCGGAGATATGGGACCGGAATTTAGTAAGACTATCGATCTGGAAACTGCTGGCGGAGTCATTGATCGGGACACCATTAAATGGTGGCTTAAGCAATCACGCGAAGCGCAATCTGCCATTATGACCGATGAAATCCCGTTAGATGATGCACTGTTACAATTGCGGGAATTTATCGACGAAAACTCCGGTGAATTTTTTGTTCAGGTCTGGGGAAATGGAGCCAACTTCGACAACACGATTTTGCGCCGTTCATACGAACGGCAGGGGATCCCCTGCCCGTGGCGTTACTACAACGATCGCGATGTACGCACAATCGTTGAGCTGGGGAAAGCCATAGACTTCGATGCCAGAACGGCTATTCCATTCGAAGGTGAGCGCCATAATGCACTTGATGACGCCCGTTACCAGGCAAAATACGTTTCAGCTATCTGGCAAAAACTGATTCCGAATCAGGCTGATTTTTAATGTTCAACCGTCGCCAGTTGTCGTTGGTATTCTGCAACTGGCGCGTTCCGGAGTGATAGCCATGAGCGAACAGTACCTGATAACGCTCGATGAGTGGAAACCAAAACGGTTCAGTCTCCCAATAACAAACACTACCCTGGTGAAATACGGAAAACTAGGATACATCGTTCCAAGACCACAAAAAATTCGTGGGCGTTGGCTGATAGATCGCCGGGCAGTATTTGTTGGACCTGGTGAAACGGGAATTGCGCCGGAAATTCATACTGGCGATGATGATGCACTGAAGGAGATTTTAACTCATGTCACCGAGGCCACGAAAAAACAGCACTGACGTAACCGGTCTTTACGAAAAGTTTGATCGCAGAACTGGCAGGGTTTACTACCAGTATAAAAACCCTGTGACTGGAAAATTTCACGGTCTCGGAACAGACAAAGGCAAAGCAGAAAAAATCGCTTCCACAGCCAATCAGCGAATAGCTGCAGCAGAAGCTGAATATTTCATGCGCAAAATTGATGAAAGTCCGTCAGCAACAAAACGTCGGGGTATCAGATTAAAGGCATGGGTTGATCGATATCTGAAAATACAGGACACGCGACTGAAAAATGGGGATATTGCAACTACAACTCACAAAGAAAAAGCCCGAATGGCTGCATACCTGGTTTCCCGTCTGGGAAACCACCCATTGAAAGAACTGGAAGTAAGAGACTTTGCATTAATACTGGATGAGTGGCTGGATAAAGACATGGTCAGCACAGCGAGAGTAAATCGTGGATTATGGGTTGATATTTATAAAGAAGCACAGCATGCAGGGGAAGTTCCTCCTGGATGGAATCCTCCGGAGGCTACCCGTAAACCGATCCCTAAAGTAACCAGAGCCAGGCTCACCCTGGAAGACTGGCAAAAAATTTACAACGCAACGCCTGAAAAACACTTTATCCGTAACGCAATGCTTCTTGCGATTGTTACTGGTCAGCGCCGTGATGACATTTGCCACATGCGTTTTTCAGATGTGTGGAACGAACACCTGCATATCACCCAGGGAAAAACCGGAATGCGTCTGGCGTTACCGCTTACACTACGCTGTGATGCCATTGGGATAACGTTAAAAGAAGTTATTGATGGGTGCCGAGACAGAATATTAAGTCCATATCTAATCCATAGTCGGCACCAGAAACAACCGAAGCCGATGAGTAAAGACAACCTGAGCGACTACTTTGCCAAAGCACGGGATCTGGCTGGGATAATTCCACCAGCAGGAAAAACTCCGCCAACATTTCATGAACAACGCTCTCTATCAGAACGGCTGTACCGTGCACAGGGTATCGATACAAAAACATTACTAGGACATAAAGTCCAGGCAACCACCGATCGCTATAACGATACTCGAGGTCAGGAATGGGTTAAGTTGGTTATTTGA